GGCGTAGCGAAAGAGCAGGCACGTCTTGTCTTGCCAGTCAACATCTTTACTGAGTTCTACTGGACAGTTAACGCACGTTCATTGATGAACTTCCTTGAACTTCGCACAGCGCCTGCGGCACAACAGGAAATCCGTGAATACGCTATTGCAGCAGAATCTATGTTTGCTCAAGTAATGCCACACACTTATGAATCATGGACTAAAAATGGACGTACCTGCCCATGACGCCAAGAACATCCTCACCCGAAATTGAATCATTCCTTGGTCGTTTGCAGGGAGTTCGCGATAACGGCTCTAATTGGTCAGCACGCTGTCCGTGTCGGAATGATGACTCAAACCCGTCACTATCAATTGGGCAAGGCAGCGATGGTCGCGTACTTGTTACATGCCACCGAGGCAGTGGCTGCAACGTAGACGAAATTTGCGAGGCAATGGGAGTTCAGAAAGCATCACTCTTCCCACCACGAACAGACATACCTGATAAACCTAAAAAAGAAAAATTGACTCTTGTCGCTACCTATAACTATCGCGATGCCGACGGAACTTTACTATTCCAAAAACAACGACTGGTCAATGAGCGCGGACAGAAAACATTCCGCCAACGACGTCCGAATAAAGACACTGGAGAGTGGATTTTTAACCTTGGCGACACACCCAAAGTTCTTTATCGCCTACCTGAGTTATTGCTTGCTAAACAAAAAGGAGAAATCATATGGCTTGTAGAAGGGGAGAAAGATGCGGACAACCTCGTTGCCCTCGGTCTATGCGCTACCACTCCTCCAAATGGTGCTGGCAAATGGCAGGACATCCACACGGAAGCGCTCGCTGGAGCAAACGTATTCATAATTTCTGACAGGGATGACGTTGGGCGAGAACACGTAGAACTTGTTGGCTCAGCACTTGAAGCGGCTGGTTGTACTGTTGCTAAGTTCATACCTCCTCAGGGAAGTAAAGATATTTCTGAGATGCTTGAGCATGGTCTCAACATTGACGACTTACTGGAATTCAACGAACCAGAGCAACCAGCAGAAGCACCACCAGAAGTTGCACACGAACAAGAACCCGATAGTCAGGCACCTGACACATCTGGCGAGATTCTTCGGGGTATTGAAGCAATTCTTACACGAGGGGATATTTCATTAGAACAGAAACTTAATCGTGCGTCACTTCTGCTCAATTCCACGAATAGGCAAGAACTCGGAGACAAAGGTCGTCTTGTTGTTTGGCAAGATTTTCTTGAGGAAACAGAATCTGATGCATACGATTGGGTAATTCCGCAACTTATTGAAAAGGGCGAAAGAGTAATTGTTGTTGCAGCCGAAGGTGTTGGCAAGACGATGCTCGCGCGTCAGATTGCTCTTTGTTCTGCGGCAGGGTTGCACCCATTCACCATGTCTAAAATTGCTCCGATTCGCACTCTGACTGTTGACCTAGAAAACCCTGAGCGCATCATCCGTCGTACCTCAAAGCAAATCATGGGGGCAGCACTACATTATGGACACGTGCGAAAGGCGGACGCTCAACTATTAATCAAGCCAGCAGGACTGGATTTACTCAAGGCGTCAGACAGGGCGATTCTTGAGGAAGCGATTGAGCAGGCAAAGCCCCAGTTGCTAATCATGGGACCGCTCTATAAGTCTTTCATTGACCCCGGCGGAAGAACCAGCGAAAGCGTTGCAATTGAAGTCGCTAAATATCTTGACACTTTACGCGATGTATACGGTTGCGCCATGTGGCTAGAACACCACGCGCCACTTGGTTCATCAATCGGTGGACGCGACCTTCGCCCATTCGGTTCAGCAGTATGGTCACGCTGGCCAGAATTCGGTCTCTCTTTAACCCCAGACCCGACATCAACAGAAGGCTACGTTTACGACGTCAAGCATTTCCGTGGGGCGCGAGATTTGCGTCAATTTCCAACTAAGATGAGAAGAGGCAAAATATTCCCATTTGAAGTGTTGGAATTTATGAAGGTTGACTGATGACAAACTCCCAACAAGGTCTAAATAAAGAGTTCCTTGCAGAACGGGATTTGCGCATTTTCAAAATGCGTCAAAGCGGGGTGACGCAAGCAGAAATTGCCCGTCGCTTCAACATGACGACTAGTGCTGTTGGAAGCGCAATTCGCCGTCAACTACAGAAGATGAACTCAGAAGCCCTAATGGCTTACCCTGAAGTTCTCCGAATGGAACTAGAACGCTTGGACGCTCTCCAAGCAGCAATCTGGCCACTCACCCAACACCGTAGAGTCAAAATGGACGATGGAACAGAAGTGGCAGTAGAGCCAGATATGAAGGCAGTACAGACCGCCCTTTCAATCATGGATAGGCGTTCCAAGTTACTTGGCATGGAACAAAACAACGTAAATATCCAAATGGATATCAACAGTGTTGGGAACAGCCCAATCCGCGCCACACTCGCAGGCGCTGAACGACCAGCAGCCCTGAACGCCTTTAATCCAGAAGAAGAAGTAAGAAAACTTCTTCAACTAATGGGGGAATCTGGCGTATTGCCAGAAGATACCATCAACGAAATACTAGGCTCAGACACATCCAATAAACGAATGTTGAATAGTGCCGAATTTAATCAACCAATTGATGCAGAGGTAATTGAAAATGAGTAACGAAACGCCAGACAATGTTGAGGCAGCAATGGATAAAGTTGCCGAAACATTGGACATGACGCGCTCAACCAACACAGGCTCAAAGCCTGGTGAGCCAGCGGCAAAACAAGTACTCGTACGTGCTAGCGAAGCAGACCACCAGCGTTGGAAGGATGCCGCAGAAAAGCAGGGCATTTCTATGTCGGAATTTGTTCGTGAATGCTGCAATGCTGCAGCCACTCAACTTTTGGATTGTCAGCACCCGACCAACATGACACGCTTCTACCCATGGGGCAAAACCTGCCTTCAGTGCGGCAAGAAAGACTTCACCGAGAATCCGAAATCATATCGTCGCAGCAATACACACTGATGCGCCACCGTTCCCCCAAAAAGGAAGCGGAATATAGGCTTCGTCGCCCACTAGTGGCTCGCCTCTTGGAAGAACGTCCCCTATGCGAAGCATGTCCAGTATTCGCAGAATATGACGAGAAACCTGTGTACCGTCGCAACGCCTCCATGGATGTCCATGAACTAGTGCGCCGCTCGCAAGGGGGCTCAATTCTGGATGAATCTAACCTGATGTGCGTGTGCAGACCATGCCATACACGTATCGGAAATCACCCACAACTCGCATTTGACTTAGGTCTGGCTAAACACGGTTACGAATCCTAGATTTCAACGCTCCCGATACGACGGTTCACCCTTGATGAAGCGCCCCACGCTTTTCGTAGTTTTTCTCCATCATCTGTTGTGATGTCTCCACCATTCAAGTACTGTCCGTAATTGCCAGACACTATTATTATGTCCGCCACCCCAAACAATGTTGTACTTATTCGCATGCGACGCCAATTTTCTGATACGGAAATTTGCTGAATCCGTGAGTCTTCTCTAAACCACGTCAGAAACCCAACGCGGTCAGACGCCTTTAAACTGAAGTTTCTGATATCCCTAACAGCCACCACTGTCCCATTAGGAAATGCCCCACCAGCCATGGCGTGGACTGTCACCATGTCAGTAGGGGTGGTTTTTTCCTCTACAACAAACCACAGGTCTGGTGCGGCAGAAAATTGCTCGCCCACGAGCCTCACTACCAAGTTCCCATTATCGTCCAACATGCAGAAAGATAAAGGTTCTGCTTCTGTTGGACAGTCATCTGCTTCAACAGTAGATGGAATCGGATGCTCATTAGTAGCGTAGTTTGCTACTACTGACCATTTATCGTTTAGTTGCGGTCCCTTCCAGAACCAGACCATTTTCATTGCCATTCGGCAAGACTAGTCGTTCCACCATGCTGTCCAAGGCTTCGCTGTAGCAGAAACTGCAGTCTCGTTAGAAAGACCGCTATAAGCAATTGAGATTGTGACTACTGCATCGTCTGCGTAACCTGTCCAGTCACCCTCAGTGCCAGAAGCATAAGGGAAAATCTGAAGGAATTCGTCAGTATTCATAACAGCAACATCGGTGAGGTATGCCCGTTCATTCCATAAAGTTTCGTCATATGACCAACTTGAGTTGAAAACATATCCCTTCTCAATAGGTGCCACAGCAGTGCTACGAAGGCTCAATTGGCTTCCAACTATACCGCTTGCTGAAGAAAATGCGCCAATTCGCCCTGCGGCGAGGTCTGGGTTCCCGAGCCACATTGTTGGCTTCAGTGTTTCGTCAACGATGTCGTCGTATCCAACATTTTGGAATGCATACACAAATTCTGTTGGGTTGTCAGAGGAGGAATACTGTGTCTTAGTGTTCTTGGACTTCGTTACCGACAAAGACAGTTGTCTTTCGGTTGTCTCAATATCCACAATGCCACCTTCACTAGTACCCCAAAGCCCGTTAGTCGCGCCGTAATTCTGTTGTGTAGTAAACCAGATTGACTCAATCTTTACGCGGAACGGGAAAGACACATTCAAGAAAGAAGGGTCAGAATCCCTAACTACCCATTCATAATTGACGATTGATGGGGGCGTAATTCCAGACATATCTCTCCCAAGGTGGTTCCTACATATTCTACACCACTAATGATAGGTTGCTACGATGAACATTCTTGGAGTTGACCTGTCTTTAACATCTACTGGCATATCCGCCAACGGGAAAACTGGAACTATCACAACATCCGCTAAAGGACCAGAACGACTGTCCATTATTTCGCTAGCCGTACTAGACGCAGTTATTGATAACAGCATCCAACTTGTAGCAATTGAGGGCTATTCGTTTGCCTCACGTAATAGCCAAGCCCACAGCATTGGTGAACTAGGTGGTGTTG